ACCGAATGTTTCGGTCAATTTACCGACAGGATGTTTTTCATCCCAATTATCAAAACAAAAAGATACATATTTATTCGTATAATCTTTAATAAACCCAATACGCAATTCGTAAGGAATTAAGAAAACGGGTATACTTTTATCATTGGGTATACATTTATAATAAAGTTTCCCTTTTTTTGTTTTACCAAAGGTTTTATTACCGTGTATGATAAGAACCCCTGTATGAAATTTATATTCTCTAAAAGGTGAAGAAATAATATCAACCCCTTCTTTGTTATATTGAAATATGTCTTTTGAAAATAGTTTAGCCATCAATGGTTCTAAACTTCCTTCAAATCTAGGAACTGTATACCAGTCAGTGTAATCTCTTTGGTTGTTATTGAATGTGTGCATTATTATTATACATAATATATAATAATGATATGTTTATATAGTTATCCAAAGTATTAAACAAAAATATCGCGTATACTATATAGGAAAAATGGACAAATCGTTAAGCGTTTTAAACTATTATCACACGGCCCTTCGTAATATGGGGTTATATACTTCAATCGCATTGGCGGCTCTTGTTTATTCTAGATTTCATCGCGGTAAGAACTTTACAATCAACGTTATTATGATTGTAATATCGATAATATTCATATTATTGTCGGTTACAATAGGTATATTTTTACTACAAGACCTTGAAATGATTTCAAACAATGATATAGAGATAATTCCGATGATAGAAAAGTGGTTATTATTACCCAATGTTATTATTTACATTAATTCCGCTGTAATTCTATCGACACTCTATGTTTTTTTCGTCCAATTTAATTAGACAACTTATTATTTTTGTAATTCCTTTAATATACATTGTTTTATATTAAATGAACACCCATATTACTTACACAATAGAACATATGTATTCGTCATTAGGAACATTTACATATAATAAAGAAGCTGGCGTTCAGATGGTGAATGACGTATTCGATGGTCAGAAAGAGGATGGAATGATTTCACAGATAATGGATGATGGTAGAGAGAGAGATAGACAAGAATTCTTGGACAATCGTTCAAGATTACCAGTAACACCAATCTTATCAACACTATTATGGTATATGGTAACCATGGGATTTCATAATAAAAGTGAATTAGGACCAATGTTTAATAGACTTATGATATTTTACGACTGGTATGTTAAAAATCGTGACCCAAATGGTAATGGAATAATATCAACATATCATCCTTGGGAGGCTTTATATCCGACAGCCCCTGATTATAATGAGGCGATGGATGCTATATATTTAGACAAAACAGAAATAATTCAAAATATTCCATATAGTAATAATTACACACAGGTAGAAAATGTCCGTTATATGAAGATTATGGATAAAATGGGGGGCTCTGATTGGGATAATAAAACAATATATGACGAGGGTCTGTTTAATGTATGTGATCCAATGACGCAGTTTATATTTATCAAGGCGTGTAAGGATTTATATAAAATTGCGGTGTATTTAGATAAGAGAGAGACATATGGGAAATTAGAGAAATGGATAGAGAAATATACGAAAGGGTGTGATATATTATGGAACAATCGTTATAAAGCGTATTCGGTATTAGATATAAAAACAATGAAGTTATTTGATGGAATATCGTGCGGAGGGATGTTATATAGTTATGCGGATATAGGGAGTGGAATAGAGAGAGGATATATGAAATTACATACAAAACGGATACTTTGTTATACTACGTATGGATTTCCATCAAAAGACGACCCATCAGAAGAATACAATTGTAATCATAGGTGGTCAGGGTCGATTTGGTGTTTTATAAATTTGCTCTTGGTGTTAGGTATTCACGATTTAGATTTATGTAATAAGATAAGGAAAAACACATTACAAATGATAGAAAAAAACGGATATTTCGAATATATAAACCCATATACAAGAAAAACATATGGTAGTAATAAATGTCGAAAGACTGAAGCAATTTCTTTACTATTTAAAAGTGAATTGTTTGACTAATTTTTTATAGTGATAATAAAATGAACATACTTTATCCGTTTCAGGTAATATACGATTTGATAGTGTCTATACTAATGTATTTTATAAATATGATGACTCCAAACAGAGAGTGTCCAAGAAAGATAAGATGGAATGATGAAAAAAATACGATACATGTAACATACTCAAAAGATGAATATGATAGAAAAATATATAAATATACCGATTTTAATATTTTACCTTTCGAAAATACTACCATTTTTTAATTTATAATTAAATCATCTAATCTTTATTTCGAGATTTCAACACAATCTATGATATACCCAATGTCCCCACTTGTTGACAATGAGGACATTTACAATAACCTTTTCCGTCCCTATATGTTTCTTCACAATATGTGTGTAATTGAATATTACAAATAATACATCGAACTAAATGGATATTATCGATTTCTTCCCAGTAAATTAAACATTCTTCCTTCTGATTTGTATTTAATGTTGAGTTAATAATTCCCATTGAATATGTTAGTGCTTAACTATAACCTTAACTCTAATTAATAATCAATTTTATATTATTTTAATATGAAAAAAATATAAATATAATATATAAAATGTGGTGGTTTAACTGTTTTTCTCGTCATAAAACGATTAGTCCAGAAGAAAGCGCAATTATTCGGAAAAAACGGTTTGAATTAATTTATAACTTTCAAAATAATAATATACTTAGACAAACGAATATGGATGATAAATGATGTATATAAAAAGGGGTATATTTCTATTTATTTCGGTCTTTTATACATTTTTAAATCGTTGGATATATTTTCCTTTCTATTATCTTGTTTCATCAACGCTTCAATCGAATCAAATGTTTGGTTATAATATTTGGTATTATTCGCTATTTTGATTAGCTTTAAAAAATTTTCATAGAACTGCCGTGAATGGTCTATTCTTATATAACTATCTTTTACCTTTTTTTCACGATGAGGGGTTATACAATGTGTACATTCATGAATAAAAATAAAAATTAAATCTTTTTCGACTTTCGTGAGAGCCGCTGATGTAAGAATAATTGTTTTTGGAATAACATTAAGTATACGCCCCTTTTTAACACTAATATATTCACCAATCCGTTCAACTAAAGCACACGCTACAAAAATATTCATATATTCTTCTGTTTCTATCGTAACGTCTTTTAACAAAGGATATGTTTCTGAAAATACTAGCAATAATTTATTTAGTTTTTCCATTATATAACAAGTTTTAATATCTTCATATTATTTTATAATTTAAATCTTCCAAACGCGGATAGTATTATCCATACTCCCAGAATACAATTTGTTCTCGTGAAGAGTGAGACAACGCACATAATCAGTATGCCCTTCCAAAGTCGCTATTGTTTCGTAATGATTTCCAAAGTATACTCAAAAAAATATTTGCACAATGAATTAAAACATTACCTTGTTCTTCTGTAGTATTCTTTTACTCCAATGGTCATTTCCACATATGAAATCATTGCGAACCAATTTACATCTTGCCTTCACATAATCATTTTCAAATATTTTTAAATAAATCCCTTCAACTCTTCCGTCAGTATAATCAGATTTTTGCTCAATCATCTTCAATAACTGGTTCTTATCTTTTATTCTACCTCTGTACATTTCCCTCACATAATGTATATTGGTGTCTTTTAACGCTTCTACCAATCGGTCACGGTTGTAGAATAACTTCTTTTTTTTATTGTATAAATCAAACGCCATAAAATAATCTGGTAATTTTGTATATGCTATGCTGTGTGTAGCATATAACCATTCTCCAAATAGTATAGTATCTTGATTTAATATTTGAAATAATGATTCAGTATGGTCAATAATCCATTTATCTAATTTTTCAAATTGACTATGTGATTTTGAATTAACATAATGTGACCTATTTTGTATTACTATTTTATAATTTTCATCAATAGATATACCTAATTGTGCACCATCTACTTTTTCGGCAATAAACACATCATCTTCTTTCATAAAAGTGTCGCTGTCACCTGCATCCAATATTCTATCGTCGACTGTTGCTCCTCCAACATTAAAAATATGGCGTGTTCGAGGAAATTTGTGGATGAAATTAGTATCTTTATCTTCAATTTCAATTTGTTTACAACGCCATGTTTTTAAATAATTACGTACATCTTCTTCGTCTTCCAATATAATTACATTTGAAAACCCTTCGTCCTTACTTGGAACTTCGAATTTACTATCAATATCATTAATAATTCTTTGACCTCCACCTTTCTTTATTGTAGGATGATTCGTTCGTGCTTTCGCACGGTCTAAACAAATAAATTTGGGAGTAGATAAAAAAATACACAAACAATTTTGAGGAGGTAATGATGCGTTTTCAATCCAGCCCCTCCTATCTTGTTTTGTTGAATTTACTCTATCTAGAATAGTAATATCCGAATCTTTAATATATTTTAATAATGCTCCTTCACACGCACTTCTTCCCATCATGTCTTGATTCACAACTTTAATGTTCATATCATTCGTCATAAATAATTCTGTAAAAGTAGTTTTACCAGCACCGGGTAATCCAACTAACATAATAAATTTAATAGGAGTTTTTATTTTAATAGGATTGGGATTGGATACTTTTTCAGATTTTAATAAAAATATATGTTTTGAGAATTCTTTCACAAAATTAAGTTGAATATCATTTTCTATACTTTTTGGTCTTACAGAACGTAAATAAGTAATAGATTTTTCAGAATTCATACTATTTCCATCGATACCATAATAACACAAATAACAAGCTAATGCGGTTCCGGTTCTTCCGTATCCACCCAAACAACCAAATAATATAGGTTCATCAAAATCTTCTTTTAGCAAAGTATTAGCAACATCATCTATTGTAGGCACCTCAGCATTAATACAATGAACATAATGAATTTGTATATCTTTATTATCAATGTCTCCAAAGTATTCTTTTTCTAAAAAATAATAAATCTTTTTAATACCTAATGTTTGTAAAACAAGTATATCTTCATCACACCTTATTTTTGATATACCACCTAATTTGTTGTCTAATACCCACGATAAGTTTCGAGGCATATCGTGCAATACAACACGATGTTCTTTTTCACAATAGTAATACAATTTTTTCCGGTATTCTAAGTTATCACTCATTAATTCCTGATTTATTTTTTTAATACAATTCTGGATCCCGATATTGGTTCGGTCGTATTTAATCTGTATTTCATAATTATAATTGTCGATTGCTGATTTTAAATCTTCAATGTTATTCGATAATCTATATTTAAATAGATAACCAATATAATTATTATGCTCAATTAATGTAGTAATATTAGATTGATGTTTTTTAAAATTATTTTTTAATTCTTTTATTAGTAATTTTGGAAAGAAATAATTTGTTTTTAAATAATTTATAATATTATCATCCTTCACGTTTATTATATCATCTTCATTTATTGATTCATTAAAATAGATGTTACTTAATGATTTATCTTTGTCGTGTATGTCGTTAAATTTAAAACCCAAAGTAATATGAAAATATTTTGGTTCTAAGTCATACCTTTGCCTAATTTGATTCAGATCATCCGAATAAATAAATAGAAAATACACCTCATTATTATCCTTTTGTAATTTTGATAATCCTAAGTTTATATAATTTATATCTTCATTCATTTCTTCATAATCAATACCATCTAACTCTGTTGAATTTATAACAGTTATATGATATTTATTGTTATCTCTATTTTGCTGGTTTATTTTATATTCATTGTCTATTTTATCTAAAAAAACGGTGTTAATATTATCAATAAACAAATATAAACAGCCTTTACGTTTTACTAGTTTACTCATAATATTTAATATGAAATCCTTTTATATTTTTATATTTTTATATTTTTATATTTTTATATTTTTATATTTTTATATTTTTATATTTTTATCATTATCCGAGTGGTCTAAACGCGAACTATCATAATGTATAATAATTATAAATCGAAAAATAATTCAGTTTTATATAATTTTGAAAACAGAATAAACATATAGAGCGTATCTTATACAATGAAGTCATCCAAATATAAGTCCAAGTCGTATTCGAATGCGTCTTTATCGACAGATATAGGTAGAGCCATATATTTAATTATTGTAGAATCCCCATCAAAATGTGGTAAAATAGAGTCTTATCTTGGACAAGATTATAAATGTATAGCGAGTAAGGGACATATTCGAGAGTTGAACGGTTTAAAACACATAGATATAAAGGACAATTTCTATCCAACATTTTCGAATGTGAAGGAGAAAGGTTCGCATATAAAATGGATGCGAGAAGTGATATCAAAATTTAAGAAGGAAAATGTTATTTTGGCGACAGATGATGATAGAGAGGGAGAAGGTATTGCGTGGCATATATGCGAGGTATTTAAATTGCGGGTAGAGACAACAAAACGAATATTATTTCATGAGATTACCCAAAAGGCGATTATGGATGCGGTAAAGACACCAAAGCTGGTTAATATGAATTTGGTAAAAGCGCAACAAGCAAGACAAATCTTGGACATTTTGGTGGGGTTCAAGGTTTCTCCTCATTTATGGAAGCATATTTTCAGTAGTAAAAGCAATGCTCTTTCGGCGGGAAGGTGTCAGACACCAGCATTAAGATTGGTATATGAGAATGAGATGGAGAGGAGAAAGAGTGGATTAGAGAAGAATTACAAAACAATCGGAATATTCACACAAAAAGGATTAGAATTCAATCTTGGACACAATTTCATAAAAGAAGAAGAAGTAGAGAATTTTTTAAAGGAGAGCATTGATTTCCCTCATATGATGAGTATAGGAAAAGATAAGGATTCGATAAGGTCTCCCCCGACGCCCTTTAATACGTCGAGATTACTACAAGTGGCGAGTAGTTCAATAAAGACTGGACCAAAAGTGACTATGCAGTTGTGTCAAAGTCTATATCAAAATGGTCATATTACGTATATGCGTACAGATAGTACAAAATATGCACCTCCATTTTTAGAGACAGCAAAAACCTATGTTTCCAAGGTATTTGGAGATGCTTATCTTGGACACTTTGATAATATTTTAAATAAGAGTAAGGAAAATCCTCATGAAGCGATACGTATCACAGATATAAATCGAACAACAATTGAATCAAAAAATCCAAAGGAGGCATCTTTATATCGATTGATATGGAGAAATACGGTAGAGAGTTGTATGTCTGATGCGAAATATTTAAACACCGATATCTCGATAAGTGCTCCTCCAGTGAAAAAGTCCAAGAACGTGACGTATAAACATACATTAGAAATGCCTATTTTCCTGGGTTGGAAGGCAGTATCGTCAAAAGAGTTTAACATGGAGGAGATGAATGGAATGAAACTATACTTAAAAACGTTACTATCCAAGTCTGTATCTTGGACAAAGATAGAGAGTAAGGTGGTAGTGAAGAACAAAACGGCATATTACACAGAGGCGAGCTTGATAAAACGTTTGGAGGAGTTAGGTATAGGTCGTCCCTCAACATTTGCGACATTAATAGATACGATTCAAGAGAGGGGGTATGTGAAATGCACAGACATCGTAGGTGAAAAACAGAAATGTAACGAATTTTCGTTAATAGATGGTATCTTGGACAAGATAGAGATAGAAAAGGAATTTGGTAATGAGAAATCAAAGTTACAGGTTCAGGATTTAGGAATACTGTGTATCGAATTTCTAATAAAACATTTTGAGGAGTTGTTTTCCTATCATTACACAGGAGATATGGAGAATGATTTAGACAAAATAGCAAATGGTGGTGAAAAAGAGTGGTATTCAATTTGCGAGGAAAACTTGGACAAAATAACAGAATTATCGAAATCCCTTACCAAGATAAAGAAGGAGCGATACAAACTGGATGAACAGCATGAATTGTTATTTACACAATATGGTCCTTCTATAAAGAAGGTAGAGGATGGAGAGACAAGTTATTTAAAGACAAATGGGAAAACGATAGATATGGATCGATTGAAAAATGGAGAATATAATTTAGGAGAATTGATCGCGGAGAATAAAGAATCTTTAGGAATTTATAAGAATTTTGCTCTTTTCATAAAAACGGGTAAGTATGGAAACTATTTAGAATATGGTACAACGAGGGTAAGTATAAAAGATTGGAAAAACCCAATTTCCGAGATGGATTATGAAGAGGCAGTGAGTTTAATAAAAGAAAAGGAGAGTAATTCAACTTTAATATTAAGAGAAATAAATTCGGAAATGAGTGTTCGAAGTGGTAAATATGGTCCATATGTATTTTTCAAATCGGAAGAAATGAAAAAGCCGAAATTCTACCCATTAAAGAAATGTGGGTTAGATTATAAAACGTGTGAGCAAGACGAATTAGTAAAATGGATTACAGAGACACATTTAGAAGTAAAATCCTAGTATAAGATATACACATGTACAATACAGAATTCATACGATATTTCTATATATTACTATTTTTTTGCGTGGTATTTGTAGCAATGTATAATAGTGTAACAGAGGCAATAGCATTCAAATTTTTAACAGGAGTCCAGGTATTATTCGGTTTAATATTTTTCTTTCAAATGTTAAACGATAGCGGTGTGAATAATAAAGGATTGCGTATAGATATTCCCAAGACGATGTATACATCTGCGAGTAGTATGATGATACCATATTACTGGGTATTATTACCTGCGTTGGTGATACAATTAATATCGTCAGTATTCGTAACATTAACAACTGATTATTTACAGAGAAAATACAATCATGTGAAACTAATAAAAAATGACCGATGGAGTTTGGAAATGTATAAATGGATGTTTATTGTATCAACATTGTCGTTAATATTTTTGATTTACAGTTATTGTAATGATTTTAATGACGGTATGAGTTTAAATGGCTCATATAAGACGATACTAATGATAGCATTTTTATTGAGTATAGTATTCCCGATAATAAATTTGATAATATCAAAGAAATTGTCCAAGTTACAGTTCAACACGACACAGTAAGTAGATTCGTATGAAATAGATATTAAAGATATTTTGTTAGTACAACATATCTTTTGATGAAATTTTACGAGACAACATTTGACGATTATTTAACAGAGCACAATAGTATAGATTTTCATCCAGAACTCACCGAAAAATTTCATAGAAAGTTGCCTGAAATCAAGGAAAATATGGGGCACTTGATGTTTTGTGGTCCATCTGGAACGGGAAAATATACACAAGCATTAAAAACAGTAAAAAAGTATAGCGCGAGTGAATTAAAGTACGAGAAAAAGTTATTTTTGAATTCAGACAAGTATAATTATGCGTATAAGATAAGTGATATTCATTATGAGATAGATTTTGCTCTGCTAGGATGTAATGCGAAGTTGATATGGCATGAATTATTTTTACAGATAGTGGATATAATATCAATGAGTAACATAAAATACGGAATAATATTATGTAAGAATTTCCATACAATACATACAGAATTGCTACCGATATTCTATAGTTACATGCAGCAGTATAATAATTCATTTTTACCATTTCAAATAAGATATATATTAATTTCAGAACAAGTAAGTTTTATACCGAACAATGTAATGAATTTGGTAAAAACAGTAAATGTGAAGCGTCCGACCGACGATATATATTACGATTATTTAAAGGTGTCTCGAGATATAGATAAATCGCTTTTGTTAAATTTAAAAGATAGTAAATTATTGAATTTAATAAAGGAAGACCAAGAAGTTCCAGCCGATATATTTGATATAATTTGCGGCGAAATAAAACAGAAGATGGATAACTTTAAAAAGACGACATTATCTGAATTCAGAGAACAGATATATGATATATTGGTATATAACCTAGATTTTGTAGAAGTGTTATGGGAAATATTATCCCAATATGTCCAAGAAGATGTTATAAAATCATCAGATTTAGAACAAATAATTGAGCCTATATACGGTCAAATAAAACAATATAATAATAATTATAGACCGATTTACCATTTAGAGAATATACTACTTAATATAGTAAAAATAAAAGATGGATATTGAGCAGTGTTACGATATATTGGATTTAGATCCGTCTCATATAAACAAGAAGGGTTTACGAAATGCTTATTTTAAACAAGCATTGCGGTATCATCCGGATAAGAACAGTGATCCAGGTGCGAATACTAAATTTCAAGAGATAAATCATTCTTATGAATATTTGATGGATTATCATGGGTTCAAAGATGATAATGAAGATTTTACTGCGGATAAGGCGAATGATAGTAATTACAGCAATACGCTATTCTCGTTTTTAAACCCATTATTTGATACAGATATATTAAAAGAATTTCAGTCGAAGATTTTAATATCGATTATAGAAAAAATAAGGGGAAAATGTGAAGATAAGGCATTAGATATGTTTAATAAATTTAGTAATGATACATTTAAAAAGATATATAGTTTATTATATTCACAAAGAGAGGTATTGTATATTCCGGATACATTTTTCGAGAAGTTGATAGATGCGTATCGTAATAAAACGAGTAATGATAGAATTGTGCGTATTTTCCCGAATATATCTGATTTACTAGAATCCAATGTATATAAATTGAATGAGAATGGTTCGGAATTACTAATACCTCTGTGGCATCATGAATTAGTATATGATAATGATGGTGGAGAATTAACGGTATTATGTTTTCCAAAATCAGAGAAAGGGATAGAAATAGATGAGAATAATGATATTCATATCTACAGAACGTGTAGTTTATATGAAATATGGAAAAATGACTCATTAGATATAGAGATAGGTAAAAAATCATTAAAGATTTCCCGTGATACATTGAAGATGATATCAAAACAGACAATAACCATTTCCGGAATAGGTATACCTCGTATAAATATTCAAGATGTATATGATATATCAAAACGAGGTAATATTTTTGTAACAATTACTATATTACCATAATTTAATTATTTAATATCGCATATGATAAATGCGAAATTAAAAAAAACAGGTAAGATAATATTCTTTTTTATTTATTTTATTATATATTAGGCTTCAGCAGAGGCAACAACCTTCTTCTTCTTCACCATCTTCTTCTTGACTACAGGTGCGTCTTCAACAACATCTGGTGCGTCTTCAACAACATCCGGTGCGGCCTCTTTCTTCTTAACAATCTTCTTCTTCATTACCACAGGCTCTGGCTCTGGTGATGCTGCTACAATCTCGGGAATAATATCTTGCTCTTCCTCCTCTTCATCACTATCCTCTGCTGCTACATCATGAGTCTCGGTCTTTGCGAATATAGAAGAATCGTCAACGTGGTCATCATCATCACGAATCTTCTGGGAGTCGATCTCACCGCGCTCTTCCTCTGAAAGCATAACACGGCACTTACCATAAACACTGACTACCTCACGGGGCTTGACTACACACTGAATAAGCTTCCACGTTACACCCCAGCCCTTACCACCCTTCCAAATACCTCCGCACTGAAGGACAGATGCGACTTGGCTTAACTTGGGAACAAAGTCAGGGGGAGTTACGCGTTCATTATCACATGGATAAATCATATTCTCTTTCGTATCATACAATTCGACATTCCACTTACCGTCGTAGCAAGGGACCTTGGCGCGAATACTTGGGGACTTTGTGGGGTCAACCTTCTTGGTTCCCTTGATATAGGGGAACTTAACAAACGGGAAGAAGCTATGCTTACATACTTCACGGCTCATCTCCTCACCAAACCACAATTCGGAATTCTTAACAGCCTGGTCAATAATCTCACTCTCAAACGCAATAACCTTCATGAGGAAAATATCCGTGCTAGGCTTACGATAGTCCTCTGTAGGAAAATTCAAGGTCATATTAAACTTACCATCACCTCCACTACCATCATCATAATCTGAAATACCCCAGGTCATCATCATAGGGGCTGAAATATGAAGAGAACGATTGGTTTGGGTGCTAATAACATTCACAGACATACCACCGCGATCATTGATCTTGGGAGGCATAAATTTGATAGCGGAAGTATCCCACTCGTTGGTTGAAAGAACAATAGGTTTAGACATTATTACTATAATTTACTAATATGCTATAGATACAAATGTTGTCTTTAAATCAATTTTACGTGAATGTTTTATGAAGTATTTTGTATCATTATTTGATGTATTTTACACCTAATATGAAGTGGATAAATCAGCAAATATACCAAAAATGTAATATGAAGATGATTTGAAAATTAATGACTATATAAATAAAAAATATATAAATACACTATACGAATAGATATAATAATAATAATGCTAACAAATGAAGTTGTAAATGTAGATATTACTAGTAATAATGAAACAGGAGAAATTATAATAAAAGAGAGTAAGGTAGAAAATGTGACCGATAATAAAGATAAAAATGTAGGAAAGAACTATAAGTATACCATGCCGGAAGACTATTTTAAAAATCCAGAAATAATAAAAAGTATGAAACTACCGGAATTAAGGAAAACCCTGAAGTTTTATAAGAATTCGATTGTGATATCGAATATTTCAACACAACATATTAAAAATACAAAAACTGCTATAAAAAAAATACATGATTTCACATTAGTTGGTAATAAGAATACGATACAAGAACGTTTAATAAACTATTTTGAACAAGAGCGAATTATAGTAAAGATACAAAAGATTGTAAGAGGACATTTTGTTAAGAGAATGATGTATTTTTTGGGTCCAGCTGTTAAAAATCGTTCATTATGTGTAAACGATTCAGATTTTATCACATTAGACCCATTATCAGAATTACCCATATACGATTTTTTTAGTTATATTGATAAAAAAAATATGATATATGGATTTCAGATGTCTTCGTTGGTAACATTAATAAAAATGAGAGGTCATAAACACACTGAAAATCCATTTAACAGAGAAAATATAAATCATTTAAAACAATCCATAAAACGGGCAGAGACTTTGATAAAATTGGTTCAAACCAAACATATACCAAAAAAGAGAGAAATCGTGCAAAAGATAGTAAAGCCTCCGATAATAGTTCGAGCGAATTCAACTATGGATAGAGTTACTCGACTACATAGTATGTTATTTACTGAATATAATTATGATTGTGATGCTATGATAAATTTCATAAGAATTACCCGTTCAACTTCATTACAAGAGAGGTCGAGACAATTATTTATGGAAATAGATAATTTAGGAAATTATTCAGACCATGAATGGTTTACAGTTTTAGATAGAAGGGGGTATTTGAGATATTTTAGAATTTTACGAGACATATGGACATATAGAGCAAGAATCCCTTCAAATATAAAATTTAAGATATGTCCTTTATGGGATCCATTTTTCATTTTAACAGATGTGAATAATATTAATGATCTGACTATAGAACAATTACAAAGTTTATGTTTGTCTGTAATGGAGGATATGGTATATACAGGTGTAGAATCAGAATTTAAAACATTAGGCTCGATGCATGTATTATCAGTATTAACTATAGTGAATATTGGTGCCCGACAGGCATTACCTTGGTTATATGAATCTCTAACATATAATAATAATTAATCATTAAATATGTAAACAATTATCTAATCCAATAATTGTTTATAAAATCGCTAAAATCGCCAAAATAAAAATAGTTTACTTTAGAAAAAAATATAATTTATGGTTCGTGTACGATACTCCGAAAGGATTATTTTAGGAAAAGATATTTTAATGCGTTAAACCATTTAAAAAAAGGCCTATATACAGTGTATATTAGAATGGTAAGAACCGCTAAGACTGTTTCCGCTCCCACAACGACTGCTGCCCCCAAGAAGGCCGCTGCCCCCAAGAAGACTGCTGCCCCCAAGAAGACTGCTTCTCCCGAGCCTGTTGCTGCCCCTGTTGTCGCTGCTGCCCCTGTAGCCAACGAGGTTATTGAGGAGACCAATTGTATCCAACAGAAGCTCAATGAGTTCAGCGCCAAGCTCCAGCAAATCTCCAGCATCTTCTCTTCAATGAAGGGTGATTTCAAGACTCTTGAGAAGGTTGTTTCTCGTGAGCTCAAGGCAGCCGCGAAGGCCTCTTCCAAGAGAGCCAAGCGTGCTGGTAACCGCGCACCTTCTGGTTTCGTCAAGCCCACTCGTATCAGTGACGAGCTTGCCCAGTTCCTTGGAAAGGAGGTTGGAACCGAGATGGCCAGAACATCTGTAAGCAAGGAGATCAACGCATACATCCGTGCTAACAACCTTCAGCGCCCCGACAATGGACGTTTCATTGTTCCTGACGCCAAGCTTACTACTCTTCTAAAGATTGGTAAGGATGATGAACTCAGTTACTTCAACCTTCAGCGTTACATGAAGCCTCATTTCATCAAGGCCGAGGCATCTGCTACCGCTTAAATCGAGTATTTAAATCAACCATTTAATTAAATGAATATTCGAATCTTATATAAAAAACTATAATTTATAGCATTTTAGTGAATGTTATAAACTACTTTAAATAAATACAAACCCGTATTTCGTCATAATATTCTTTAAACATTGTGAATCATATTCTTTGTTTACATCTATATTGAGGTCTTCTTCAATATAAATTAAATCAAACATTTGATGTATATTCATTAACGATTCCATATTAGCAATATATTTGGTATTTTTATGAAGCCAATGATAGAATGCGTTATTACTCGAGATATCTATATTCTTACGATTTTTGTTAAATTCTTGATACCATCTCAATGTCTCATATAATGAAACTTCATTATCGGCTGGATTATAATCAGTTCCAGACAAAACAGCAATTTGTTTAAATGTATCAAACGACATATTTAAGTCTTCTAGAATATTATCCATGTGATATACTAATATAGTCTCATTTGTTAAATTAAAATTCCGAATTACACATGAACAACCATATACAAACATATCCATATCATCGCTCATACAAGCATAACAATTATACTTATTACTTTTTTGAATAGAGGCACAGAATTGGTCAGCTTCTCCATATGCATTGTAATATCGAACGCCAAACGCATCCATAATTTCTTTCACAGAAAGCACATCTTTTTCAGAAATTCTTACAAATTGACGCTTTAATTGTTCCATCTCTCGAATTATTTTCGCACTTGAATCACGGTCTTGTGTAGTAGATAGTTCATTATCAAGAATATTGTATTTCGATTCAGCATCTATTTTATTGAGTCGTCTTTCTTTAAGAGTTTGATTCTTTTCAGGAGGAGGTTTTCCATCAAATACAAATAGGGGTGTAATATTATATTTATGAAACAATGAAATCATATGATAAATTTTTTCATGAAGAGCATTTTGGGAGGCAAATTTGTATAGATAGATGCTAATATCAATTACAATTAACTTATCTCGAAGTGATGATAGATGAGACTGTTGTATAGACGTTTTTTTACAATTTTTTGTTAAATATCGGTTTAAACATCTAATACCCATATATTTTTAATTATTTAATATTATCGTCTTGTATATATTAAATAATTTCAATCAATTTTATCCTTCCGATTAAAACTCATTAATAGACATACGCATCGTAGTCTCGACATCACCTTTGATTTGTTTATCATGAATATATGTTTCGTATTCCGAAATGATTTTGATTAACTTCGTATCACCACTTAATTGTTTGATGAATTCGATATACAGAACAATATTATTATTTGTGCTATCAAATTGTAGTAGAGTTATATTATTTGTTTTACACCATTTTTCAAAATCGCTCAAGTTATAGAACAGGATAGTCTTTAAAATATAGTAGGACAATACGTGTGTTTCTTCTTGAAATCGAATTGTTTTACAATTACTGTCCAAGATGTCTATGTATCGAATATTATGGTATTTAAGTGATTTCACCATCTGAAAGAGAGAAAACTTCAATTCTCTGTGAATAAGTTCATTAAATTCATCCATAAAACAGTCTTGTGTATTGGTTCTTAAAAAAGAGCAAATGACGACGTTCATTACTTCTGCCCATATCTCACAATAACTCTCATATACACGTATTCCGTTATGGTTTTGAACTTTAAATTTACCTGTAATCAATGATTCGGCAGAACTATTATCAACACCCGAGAAATCAAGTCCAAGACAATGAAAAGTTTCATGAATAAATACTTTAAACCACTCTTCTTTTCTATAAATACATATGTTGGTTTCTAACATACAAGATGTAGTGAATGCGCTATTTACGTGTATTGGAGAGAGAACTGTCCCCCGTTGTCCAAGACGCTTTTTATGTTCTGAAAATACAATATTTAGATTTAAAATATTACTACAATCTGGTTTAATATGGTCTTGGACAAGATATAACCACAAATATACTTGTTTAATCGATTTATTAAAAAACTTCTTCGCCTTTTGAACACTGTATTCTTTTTCGAGACAAGGGAGAAAGAACTGAACAATATATTTTCGGTCATTAATCATTATAGTCATTTTACGATAATATAATCCTTTGTTTTGTAATGTCTCGCGAATTGCTGGGTCAACTGTATTAAAACCACTGAAATTAAGAATTGTATTATCTAATGTATATGATATTTCACTTGTGCTATGTAAAAAATTAAGATCCGATGTATTATCAAAAGCAGTTTCGAGTAAACGATAATTATGTTTTAAAAATCCTTTCGATAATTTAATTGTTTTATTTAATTTGGGCAATCGTGTTACTAATTTATCCATAATATATTAATTTATATATTATAAATAGAATTGAAATTATTCCGTCGCAAGTTTCTGTCTTATCTTCATTAATAGTTCATCTTTTTCACCAGGCGAACCATGAATATAATGAATAAGTGTAGATTTACGTGTATTCACGAGTAGAATTTTCAAATCCTCATTTTGAGAGAATTTTGCGAATAATGCTTCTTCACGGGTTTTTTCGCTTCTATCCCCGTAAAAATCGGGGTCGACTTCGATATCCTTGGGTCTTAATAAAGTATTGTCTGATTTAAGTTTCTTTTTCGCTTTCGCATTTGCTCTACCATTCTTACTTCCAGCGGATATTGCTAAATCCACATCTTTTGCGATTTCACTGGATACGGTGTCTAAAGAAAACAATAGGGCGAAATCGGGGTTTTGTTTTTTGAACTTCGAAGATTGATAATAATGTTCGATAGAAAGCCATTTTTTACCATCGACAGTGAATGGTGCTTCGTTCCAACTATCATCTAATTTGCGTCTCCATTTATCTATTTTGCTTAATTCAATAAAGTCCGAACGTTTATCATTGGGTATTTTCTCATTTGTTCCCTTTCCAGGTTTTGACGTATTGTTTGAATTGCGATGAAATTCAAATACGGTATTGCTCTCATAAAGAGATGTATCAAATACGGCCTCATCATCTGAACCGCCATCTTCATCAACCCCCATTTTCGTTTTAAGGTCTTTGAATTCGGGTATTTTATAAAAAGGTCCTGCGTTACGTTCTAAACATTTATTTAAGATGAGCGTTTTGATATGGAATGGAATTTCGAAGAATTTCAATATGCGTTTTTCTTTATATTCGATGTTTTGATAATGATTACCACTAAAAGTTGTGATAATATAAAAATCGGGTTTAAATTGACCACTGGTAGAGGTATGATCTTCCCCACATAACAAAACATTATGTAAGTCGTCTTCTATGTAGGCTCGTTCGGATAAAATAATGAATTTAACATTGAGAACGCGTTCCATGGTTTGAATAGCCCAACTATCTGCCCAAAATCCAGGAGTTTGTATAAATTCTCTGAATTTCTCGACACTATCGATTGTGCTGAAATCTCCAACATCATCATCAATCATTGATTTTGCGAGTTGTTTGCTTTTCAAAAGTTGTTTATGTTGTTCTTTTAGGTCTTTAATTTCATTTAAAATTGCACGTAATTCATATTGATTACTCTTGGACTTTTTAGCACGAACATTAAGGTCTTTCTCGATTTTCGTTTTAATCTCGGTTAATCCACGATTGTATTCGTTAATAGTTCCAGTTAAATCCAGATATAGTTTGCGATGTTCTTCAAATATATCTTCAGTAAGTTCTTTTGCTAATATAGCACGTAATTTCGCGACAGTCGTAATATGTCCTTGTTGTTTAAAAGCATCACGAATAACAGCGAAAAAACAATCACCATTTCGTTCTACATCATGAAGAGAATAATTCTCATTTTTCATATAAGATTGTATCCATAAATCATCGGAACTCTCTTGAAATTGTTGACGTATTTGTTTTGCGGTTTCTTCGGTCTCTTCAAGTAAGTCATCTGGTTTTTTAACTTTTGTATCCATTGTGAAAATACCATCTTTTAATTTTTCCTCTGCTATTTTGGTTTCTCCTGTTTTTCGAGAAGGTTTTGCTTTTAATTGGAAAACATCATCATCTTCGTTGTCGGAGTCCCCCTTTTTAGCATCGAGTTCTTCTTCTTCTTCTTCTTTTTCTTCATCTTTCTGCATGTCGGACTGATCCTTTTGAAATGATTCTGAACTAGAACCGGATTTATCAACAAAATTCTCATCCACAAAACCAAACATGAGTGGGTGAGGTATTTTATCAATAATAATATCATTATCTTGATCGAGTAATTCTAAAGTATCATTTTTAGTGAATTCCAAAACACCAATTTGTTTCACAATTTTATTATAAACCACTAAATAGATGGGGACATATACAATATTTCGCTGGATAAAGGTATATTTTACTTTACCAAAGACGATTAATGTCTTTTTCCCAAATATTTCCATTTCATATAGGGTAGATTCATAACCGACGTCTTCTGTATCAATATGTCCATCTTCTTTATAAAACACAGTTCCATTAATATTTGAATAGACCATAGTTATATATTCTACTATGATATTTTCATTTTACACATCTACGCATTTTTATCACATGAAAGTATATAATGAACGTATTACAAAACACATCGTCATTGAGAGAAATGG